ATTTAAAAGATACAATTGAAAATTTAAATTATTATCAAGAGGGGTTAATAATTAGAACTGATACTCCATGGGGTAAACAATGTTTTAGATTAACTAATCCTGAAATAAATAATGATAAAATTACAATTAGAGGGAAACATCTTTATTTTGATACCAGTAGATATGTAATAGTTGATAGTTATGTAGTTGATAAAAATTGCAATGATGCATTAGACCATTTAAATAGTGCATGTGATAAAAAAACACCTTTTACTACACTATCCGATATTAGTACAATTAATTCATATCGTTGCGTAAGACATACATTAGAAGAAGCAATATCTGTTGTAATTGAAAGATGGGGAGGACATCTTATTAGAGATAATTTTAATATAGAAATTAGGTCATCTATTGGTGAAGATAGAGGTGTTGTTCTTTCATATGCAAAAAATATAGCAACAATGAAAGCAACAGAAGATTGGGATGATGTTGTCACAAAATTACTGCCTGTCGGTAAAGATGGATTATTACTTCCTGAAAAATGGTTAGAAGAAGATGGAATGTATGATATTCCATATACAAAAGTTATAAGTTTTGACCAAAGTGATATTACAGAAGAAGATTATACAATAGATGGTGTTCTTGATGAAACTGCATATAATGATGCATTGGAAAAAGATTTAAGAGCACAAGCAGAAATATATTTAAAAGAAAATATAGAACCAAAAGTGAATTATACTCTTAATGCTAATATAGATAATGTATCAGATGTAGGTGATATAATTTATGTTAATCATCCAAAATGTAATATTAATATAACTACAAATGTAATTGCAATTGAATATGATTGTATATTAGGAAAATATACAAAAATTGAATTTGGTAATTTTAAAAATAAATTAAATGATTTGATTTCTACAGTGACAGGAAATATTAATGATAGTATAGGTAAAGAATTAAAAGAAAATACGGCTAAATTAGAAGCAGAATTAACAACTGCTACCACAAAGATAAATAATGCTATGGCTACATCGTATGTAATATATGATGGTAATCAAATATTAGTTGTTGATAATTTACCAAAAGACCAAGCAAAAAATGTAATAAGAATTAATAATGGTGGTATAGGATTTAGTCAAACAGGAATAGATGGAACATTTAATTCTGCATGGACAATAGATGGTGTGTTAGATATGCAACATATAAATGTAATTAATTTAGTTGCAGATATGATAAAAGGTGGAACATTAAAATTAGGCTCTAATCTTAATGAATCTGGTGTTATGGAATTATACGATGAGTCAAACAAATTAATATCAACTTTTGATAAAACGGGCTTGACCTTTTATTGTGAAGATAAATCCTATATCAAAATAAATCCAGAAGTTGGATTTGCAGGTTTTGATATTAATGATAATAAAACATATTGGGTAGATGGTGATGAATTTCACCAAAAAAAATCAGTTGTTGAAGAAGAAATAACAATAGCCAGTAAAATAAGAATTTTACCAATAAAAACTGATGTTAATAATGGTATAGGATTTATTCCAGTTGTATAGGAGGTGTAATATATGGCAAGTGTTCAAACGAGTTCGTACGATGGAAGATATTTAAAATTAACTGTAGTTGAAGAATCATATAGTATTGCGAACAATACATCTACTTTAAGATGGACATTAGAGTCAATTGGTGGAAATGTTAATTATTACACTATCTATAACTGGGGTGTATGGGTAAATGGTCAGCAAATATATGGCACTCAAACAACAAGTTGGAGTTCATATAATTTTCCTGCTAAAACAGGTTCTGCAACAGGGACAATAACCGTTAGTCATAATGCAGATGGTAGTGCATCAGATGTTAGTTTTCAATTAAATGGATGTGTTTATTATAATAAGAGTAATAGTTATATAGGTAGTGTAAGTTTAACTAAAATTCCTAGACAAGCAACTTTGACCTCTGCTCCTGATTTTAACGATGAACAAAATCCAACTATAAATTATTCAAATCCTGCAGGTTCAAGTGTTTCATCATTAATGGCATGTATATCTTTAACAGGTTCTACAGATGATATTGCATATAGAAGCATATCTGTATCAGGAACATCTTATACATTTAATTTAACTGATGCAGAAAGAAATGTATTAAGAAATGCATGTACAAATGCAAATAGTAGAACCATAATATTCTTTGTTAAGACTGTAATTGGAAGTAGTACATTTTACTCTACATTAACTAAAACTTTATCAATTATAAATGGTAGTCCTACATTTACTGCTAATAATATATCCTATAAAGATAATAATTCCAAAATAGTAGCAATAACTGGAAATAATCAACAGATAGTAAGAAATTTATCTTCTTTAGTCACAACTATAACATCTGCTACTGCTAAAAAAGGTGCTAGTATATCAAAATATGAAATGACTTTTAATGGTTCAACTAAAACTATATCAGTTGGAAGTACAACAATTGGAACGGTTAATTTATCATCTAATGCTACTTTAAGTATAAAAGTAACAGATAGTCGAGGAAATACAACGACTGCTTCAATAACTATTGCTATATTAAATTGGGAGTTGCCTACTGCAACTATTGAAGCAAAAAGGGTTAATAATTACGAAGATGAAACTAATTTAAAAATATCAGTTTCGATTTCATCAGTTAATTCAAAAAATAGTATTCAATCTATTAATTATAGATATAAAAAGTCAACTGATTCTAATTACTCCGAGTATGTTTCTATAAAAAACAATACAACATATCAAATAGTCATTGATAAATTATTTATTTGGGATTTTCAAGTTGAGATAAAAGATAAATTTGGAACAAAAACTTATAATTTTCAAGTCGCTAAAGGTATGCCAATATTGATGATTGATGTAGATTTAATTTCAATTGGAATTAATTGTTTTCCTACAAAAGAGAACTCATTAGAAGTAAATGGATATGATTTTGATAATCTTCATCCAATTAATTCAATTATAACTACTACTAATAACACCAATCCATCTAGTAGTGTCACTGGGACATGGGAATTATTAACAAGTACAACTATTAACAATATTACTATTTATTATTGGAAAAGAACTGCATAAAGGAGGGATAAGATATGCAAAATAAAAAATTCGATATTTTGGTAAATTTTGAGAAAAGTGATAGTATCACATCAGATGAAATAAAAATAGTTCAGGGGGATTATAATTCGATAGAATTTGATTTTCAGTTAAGCAAATCTGATTATAATAAAGCAATATTATATATGGTAAAGCCAAGTGGATTACATTATATCAATGAAATAGTAGACAATAAAATTATTTTTACAGAAAACGTTGCTTTTGATGAAGTTGGTAAGTATTTGTATACTGTTGCATTATATGGTAGTGATAGTAGGTTAACAAATACTGCTAAAGGTATGTTGACAGTAGTTGATGGTAACATAGATGCAGATGAAGAAATTGTGAATCAGGGAAACTACTTGATTTTAGATTCATTAATAAATGAAGTTATTGTTTTAAAGGAGGATATCAATACATCATTAAAAGATGCTTTAAAAGATGTTTCTTATGATGGTTCAACTGGAATTTTAACATTTACAAGAAAAGATGATTCATTTTTTTCCATAGATTTACCACTAGAATTATTAATTGAAAGTGGTTATTACGATAACTCTAGTAAAAATTTAGTTCTAGTTTTAGCAAATAAAGATACAATTGAAATACCAGTTGAAGATTTAGTGAATGAATATTATGCTGATGGAACAACATTAGAGTTAAAAACGATTAATGGTAAATTAACATTTAATGTAAAAAATGGTGTTTATCAACCTACAGAAAGTGGCAAAGGATTATCAAAAAATGATTTTACTGATGATTTAAAAGCACAAGTCTCATCAAATACAAATTCTAGACATACGCACTCAAATAAAAGCATTTTAGATAATATTACTGCAAGTTTTACTGCTGAATATAAAAATACTCTAGATAATATTAAACCTATTGCTACAGGTGGTGCGTTTGAAAATTTAAGCAATAAATCAATTGCTGGATATCACAATTCTATCTTTAGAGGAAAAGATATAACAAGTTATTTAACTGATGGAACATTGTATACTAGGATTTCAGGAGGAACATTTGAAGATTTATTTGTGGGTGATTACATCATTAGTGGTGGATATACTTGGAGAATTGCAGGTTTTGATGTATACTTACATAAGGGCGACACAGAATTAACAAAGCATCATGCTATTATTGTTCCTGACAAACATTTGACTACTGCTTATATGAATGACACTAATACCACTGTAGGTGGTTATGTTAGTAGCAAAATGTATACGGAAACATTACCAAGTGTATTGGAAACCTATATTACTCCAGTATTTGGCAGTCATATTATTACATATAAAAATTTATTGACCACTGGAATTAATTCAACAGGATATAATAGATTTGGAACTAACAGTGGATGCTCAAATAGTTGGGCATGGCAAAGTAGACAACTTGATTTAATGAATGAGAATCAGTTATTTGGTTCTGTGGCATGGTCATCAAGTGGATATGAAACTGGAAGCGACAATTGTCAATTACCTTTATTTAGATTAGCACCTGAATATATCACTAATAGGTCATATTGGTGTTGGTTAAGAAATGTTGTCGATGCTTCTCGTTTCGCTTTTATCGGCAGCGATGGTAGTAGCGGCA